CTCAAAAGACTGAGGCCGAGAAGCAGGCCGAACAGCTTCAAAAGTTGCAAGAGCAGAGCCAATCCCTGGCCGCNGAGAATGAGCAGCTGAAGGCGAAACTTGCAGCCGTTCAGGCTGGAGTCAATCCGAACAGTATTGACGACGTTGTTGTGCTGGCCAAGAATTACCTCTCCGACGACGTAGACCTGCATGCGGCGATCGGAAAGGTGCTGGANAAGTACCCGCATTTTGCGGCTGCTCAGCCGGAGGAGAAAAAACCCAAATTCACAGTAGGCGACCACAAAAAACCCGACGGACTCGATCCGTTCGTGGCCGCCCTGCTGAACAAGAATTAAGGAGGATGATTCTAAATGGCGAACGTGATCAACTATGCTGAACAGTATCGGAGTGAACTCGATCAAGTGCTCCGGCAGTCTATGCTGACGGGAGAGCTGGAGACTCCTAATGTCCAGTGGCTGCGCGGTAAGACGTTCCACGTCCCCACGCTGGGAGTGACGGGATACCAGGACCACTCTCGGCAAGGTGGTTGGAATCGCGGAAACGTCACCGTGACCCATGAAGCCTATACGGTGCAATTTGACCGGGATGTNGAATTCTTTGTCGATCAAATGGATGTAGACGAGTCTAACCTGGCCGCATCCGTTGCGAACATCACTCGGGTGTTTTTGCAAGAACACGCCGGGCCGGAGGTCGATGCTTACCGTTTCGGAAAGTTGTCCCAGCATGCTATTGCTGAAGGGAACGNGACCGAAGAGGATGTCGACGCAACCAGCGTCTATCAGCGACTGAAAGCCGACATCCTGAAGGTCCGCAAATATGGGCCGTCCAACCTGATTGCCTACATCTCCAGTGAAGCTATGGACGCCCTGGAGCGCTCCAACGAGTTTCAGCGGGTCATTAACGTCCAGAATCAAGGCACGGCCATTGAGACCCGAGTAACCAGCCTGGACGGCGTCCGCCTGGTGGAGGTCTGGGATACGGAGCGGTTCAATACTCAGCACGACTTCACTGAAGGTTTCGTGCCTGAAGGCCAAGACATCAACTGGGTGATCGTTTACAAAGGTGCGGTCGTGGCCGTGACGAAAATTAACTCGATCTACATGTTCGCGCCTGGTGAGCATACCCAGGGTGACGGATACCTGTATCAAAACCGCATGTACCATGACCTGTTCGTGATGAAGCAAAAAGCCGACGGCGTGGTGGCCTCCATCAAGCCCGTGGCTTAATGGGGGTGAAGCTGATGAAAAAATTCAAGAAAGGTAACGTCATCCTGCGCGCCCATACTCCTGCCAAAGAGCGCGAATTGCTGGCGCGCGGATTCGAGGAAGTGAAAAAGCCGAGACGGAAGAAAACGGACGCCGCGCCCTCGGATGAGTGAGGGCGCGCCCCTTCAGGGGGTGAAGTGAATGGCCTACATTGACGCCGAATACTATAACAACGTCTATAAAGGGGTGGATGTCGGGGAGGACTTCGAGCGGTATGCCGAGCGCGCCAGCGACTTAATCGACCAGGTAACGGGNTANAANATCNCCGANCTGGCGGCGTTGCATCCCCGCATTCAGGAGCTGGTCAAAAAGGCAACCGCCGCACAGGTCGAATTTTACGCCCTCAATGGCGGGCCAGAGGGAGTGGACGGCAACGATGGGAACTTCAACCAAGTAGCCATCGGCTCCTTCGAGTACCAGACAGGCCGAATGGGTCAGCAGATCCCCGCCGGAAAGCAGGAACATCGGTTGGCTCCGGCCGCGCTGGCCTATCTAGAGCCAACCGGGCTGCTTTACCAGGGGGTGCGGGTTTATGGNNGTTAGGCCGATTCCTAAGAACCTGCTCATCCATGAGGTGGAGTACCGGGAATACATTCAAGACGACCGATGGGGTGATCGGTTTGCCGATCCCGTCACCATCCGATTTGTTCGGGTGGAACCCGCCTCCGATTTGCGCCGGGATGCCACAAAGGAGTCGATGCCGTCCGAAACGGTTCTTTTCATCGACCGGGTCCACTCCAGCCCATTCATTGAGCCGAAGGAGAAGTCGAAAATCACCTTCCGGGGCCGGGAATATGAAGTCCACCAGGTCAAGGCGCTATACGCCTTCGGGCTCCACCACTATGAGGTGGTGCTGGTATGAGCATTCGAGTGAAAGTGGAGACCGGCCGAATCAAACCGAAAGTCTTAAAAGCAGTCGANCACGCGCAAGAGATGGTAGACTCCCAGNTCTTGAAGGACTCGAACCGCTACGCGCCTATGGATACCGGAAACCTAATCAATTCAAGTCTGCGCTCATCTCAGATCGGGCGGGGACGTCTGGTTTGGGACACTCCATATGCGCGCCGCCTCTACTACAACCCGCAGTATAACTTCTCGAGAGATAAAAACCCGAACGCTGGCGGGTTATGGTTCGAGCGGGCCAGGTCAAGGCATAAGCGCGATTGGGAAGAAGCAGCGCGCCGGGCGGTACGGGGGCGGTTGAAATGAATTTCCTCGATAAGCTGGTCGACCACATCGAGTCCTCCATGACCTTGTATTCACCGATTAGGGTAGGGATGCTCGGGGCGGGAAACAGCATCGCCATCCGGCCAACGCCGGGATCGATGCCGAGTGGATACCTGAATGGGGAACGCCTCAGGCCCTACTCCTTTCAAGTATTGGCGCAGCATACCGACCCGCAGACTGCCTACCATACCTTAGAGCAGATCGCTGATCTGCTGGACGCTACTGATGCCGGCATTAGTGGTGATGGATACGTCATGGTGCGGTGCGAGCTATACACCGCACCGAATTTTGTAGAAATCACCGATCAAGGGCTTCACATTTACACCGCCTTATTTGAGGCGGAGCTATTAAAGGAGGTATGACAAATGGCCGAAGAGGGCTTGCTGGTGCAAAGTAAGCACCTGTTTGAAATCAACATTAATCCTGGCGGCGCCNCGCCGGAATGGGCAAGATTGGCCAAGGGGTTTAACTCCTTTGAGCCGTCCACCAACGAAGAGATCGACCAGACCAATTACCTGGATGGGGAAGGGTTCGGGACTACCACAGTAATGGGAGCGCAACTGACCTTGACTTTCTCCGGACACAGATATTATGGCGACCCGGCTCAAGACTTCATCTTTTCCAAAGCAATGGAAATCGGCAATGAGCGGGAGACCGAATTTCGGTGGACCCTGCCCACTGGTGAAGTTTTCGAGGGGCCCTGCACCATTGCCGAGATCTCCGGGCCGAGCGGCGACGCGAACGCCAAAGGTGAAATCACTGTTGCGATCCATTTCAACGGCAAACCGGTCTATACTCCGGCAGATGGCGGCGGAGTGGAGGGCTAACCGCCGCCTTCCTTCTCTTTTTGAGGAGGGCAGACGATGAAGCTTACCGACAGAATTGGCGAAGATGTTATCGAATATAAAGGACGAGAAATCCGGCTCCGTCTTTATTTTGATGTGGTTCTTCGGGCCTTTGAGCTACTCAGAGACCCGCATTTTACTGATGCGGAGAAACTGGAAATCCTGCTGTACATGTTCACCGAAGATTACCGGGTCGTAGCCGACCTCAGCCCGCAAGAAAAGTTGGCGATCGTCAACACCATCTTTGACCGGTTCATCATTGAGGGCGGCGAGCAGGGAAGCGAAAGACCGCCTTACGATTTGGAGAAGGATGCCGAGTACATTTATGCGTCCTTTATGTATGACTACGGCATCGACCTATTCGAGCAGCAAGGGCGGCTCCACTGGAAGAAATTTAANGCGCTGTTGGCCGGTCTCAGTGATGAGTCCATGTTCAAGCGCGTGGTGGCCATTCGGACAATGGAGGTTCCGCCGCCGACTAAATATAACCAGAAGGAGCGCCGACAGATTATCGAGCTGAAACGGGCTTTCAGCCTAGACCGGGCCGAGACGGTCGAAGAGATCGACCGGAAATTCGATGAACTCGCCATGATGATGAAATCATGGGCAAAGGGAGGCAAAGCGAATGGCAATTCGCATCGAAGAGCAAAAACCGGAAATTCCCGTCGAGATCGGGGAGCTTAAATTCACCTTCAAGGTTACCGATGAAGCGGTACTGAACTTTCGCAAGGAGTCCCTGCGGCTCAAAGAAGAATTGGAGAAGATTCAAGAAGCGGAAGAGGACGAAACGAACGTCGAAAAGGTGCGGGAGCTACTTCGCCAGGGCTTTGATGCCTTTCTGGGGGAGGGGGCATTCGAGAAGATTTATGAGCGCTCCCCGTCGATCGTGATTATCTCGCGCTACTTCGCCCAGTTGGTTCTGGGGATCAGTGAGGAAATCGAGCGGATGGGCGCTGATAAGGCGCTCGAGAAGCGAGCCAAGAAATACCTCCAGCGATAAGAAGAGGTAGGCCGGGAAAGGTGGTGGGACGATGGCCGACGGTAAAGTAGTCATTGAGGTCGAGCTTGACGACGGGAAAGTCACTCGCGGAGTCTCCAACGTCGACCGAAGGCTGAGAGGTCTAGAG